GAAATGCAAGTTCTGTGGTGGGAAGCAATTAAGGGAGATTCTGCCAAAGCTGGCGGTATAGACATCAACTAAATATATCATATTAAGAGTTTAATTTTATAAGATGGCAAAACTTTTTGGGTTTTCGATTGAGGATAATGAAAAAAAATCAAAATCAGTAGTCTCCCCCGTTCCTCCTAATAATGATGACGGGGTTGATCATTATATACAATCTGGTTTTTATGGTCAGACTATTGATATTGAGGGAGTTTATCGCACAGAATATGATTTAATCAAAAGATATCGCGAAATGTCACTTCATCCAGAATGTGAAGGTGCGATTGAAGATGTTGTGAATGAGGCAATTGTAAGTGATTTATATGATTCTCCTATAGAAATAGAACTATCAAATCTAAACGCAAGTGATAATCTTAAAAACGTAATAAGAAAAGAATTTAAATATATCAAAGAGATTATGGACTTTGATAAAAAGTCTCACGAAATTTTTAGAAATTGGTATATTGATGGTCGATTATTTTATCTCAAAGTGATTGATGTCAAAAAACCTGAGGATGGAATCAAGGATTTAAGATATATTGATCCTATGAAAATGAAATATGTGAGACAAGAAAAGAAAACTAAAAATAATTTTGGTCCAAATATATCCGCTCTTCAAAATTTAAATACAACTCAAATTGCATATCCGGAAATTGAAGAGTATTTCATTTATACTCCAACATCAACCTCCAACTATGCTCCAAGTATGCTCGGATCTTCAACCAAAGGTTCGGTAAAAATTGCAAAAGATTCAATTACATATTGCACTTCAGGTTTAGTCGATAGAACTAAAGGAACAGTATTATCATATCTTCATAAGGCAATTAAGGCACTTAATCAACTTCGAATGATTGAGGATAGTCTTGTGATTTATAGACTTTCTAGAGCACCAGAAAGAAGAATATTTTATATTGATGTTGGTAATTTGCCTAAGGTAAAGGCAGAGCAATATCTTAAAGAAGTTATGAGTCGGTATAGAAATAAACTGGTTTATGATGCGGCAACAGGAGAAGTTCGTGATGATAGAAAATATATGAGTATGTTGGAAGATTTTTGGTTACCTAGAAGAGAGGGTGGAAGAGGAACTGAAATTACCACACTTCCCGGCGGTCAAAATCTTGGAGAACTTGCGGATATTGAATATTTTCAAAAGAAACTTTATAGAGCACTCGGTGTTCCGGAATCAAGAATTGCCGGTGGTGGAGATGGATTTAATTTAGGCCGTTCATCTGAAATTTTAAGAGATGAACTTAAGTTTTCCAAATTTGTTGGAAGATTGAGAAAGCGTTTTGCAAATATGTTTAATGATATTCTTCGGACTCAATTAATTTTAAAGAATATTGTAACTCCGGAAGATTGGGAGAATATGAGAGATCATATACAATATGACTTTTTATATGATAATCATTTTGCAGAACTTAAAGAATCCGAATTATTAACGAACAGATTATCTCTGGTTACATCAATGGAAGCATATATTGGAAAATATTACTCAACAGAATATGTTCGTAAGAAGATTCTTCGACAAACTGATGTTGAAATCATCGAAATTGATAAACAAATTGATGATGAAATAGAAAAAGGAATTCTACCTGATCCAAATGCCGCTGTAGATGAAATGGGAAACCCAATCCCAGCAGGTGATGCCGGAGTTGCTCCTCCAGAAGATCCGGCACTCGGAGAAGTTCCAGAAGAACCTCTTGCCCCAGAACTTCCTCCAGAACCCAAAGGTGGCAAGATATAAATAGTCTTATAATAATAAATTATTTAAATGGAAGAAATTATCGATTTGATTGCAACAGATGGTCCTGCATCTGAAATATCTGACAAAATTAAAGAAGTGTTGTTTGCAAAGGCAGGTGAAAGAGTGATTGCCGCTCGTCCATATGTTGCTGCATCAATGTTTGGTGATAGTGAGGATCAAGAATAATGGCAATTAAGATTGTTCAAAATGTGAATAGAGTAACTGCAGTTGTAGGTTCTGCGACTACGAGCAATCCTATTGCCATTAAAAGTGGATATTTAAGAGTGTCTACTGGATTAACATCAATATATGTAGAGACTGGTGGAGATCCAATCGCCACCCCTAATTCTTTTCATATTTCACCATATGGCAGTGAAGTTTTAAAGGAAAGAATTGCCAGACAAAAAGTTGCAGGAATTACAACCGGAACATCAACTATTATTTCCTTTGATAATAATGCAGGAAATCCATTTTTGGTTGGAGATTATGTCACCATCCAAAATGCACAACCATCAGGAATTAATACTGAACATAAATTAGTGACTGGAATAACTGATGGTTCAGTAACAATATCCCACAATAGTTCTTCTATTGTTGGAGTTATTACCACAACTAATGCAAATCTTGCCAGAAGTGTCAAGGTAAGCGTGATTTCAGCATCTGCTTCTCAAGATGTAAGTATTACAGAAATCGTTCAGTTAGTCACCGAATAAAAATGAAACTCATCACCGAAGACATTCAACAAGTTAAGTTTATTACAGAAGGTAAAGGTCCATCTAAAAAAATGTTTATTGAAGGAGTTTTTCTTCAAGGTGATATTTGCAATCGAAATGGAAGAATGTATCCGATACAAACTTTAATGAAAGAGGTTAAAAGGTATAACGAATCATTTATTTGTAAGGGTCGTGCTCTTGGAGAACTTGGACATCCAGATGGTCCAACGGTCAATTTAGATCGAGTTTCTCATAAAATTATCAACCTAGAACAAAGGGGAAATAATTTTTTTGGTAAGGCACAACTTCTTGAGACTCCGATGGGTAAGATTGCCAAAGCTCTTATTGCCGAAGGAGTTTGTCTTGGTGTCTCCTCTCGTGGTGTTGGATCACTTCGAGTAACTCATCAAGGACATAAAATCGTTGGTGAGGATTTTATGCTTGCAACTGCGGCAGATCTTGTTGCAGATCCTTCTGCGCCAGATGCCTTTGTTCAGGGAATATTTGAAGGAAAGGAATGGGTTTTCGTAAATGGAAAACTCACAGAGGAGTTAATTGAAAAAACAAATCGTAAAATTAACACTCTAGTTGATCAAAAATTATTGGAAGAATATAAAACTCAATTGTTTGAAGATTTTTTAGCAAATCTTTAAATTATAAATAAATATAGATTATAACAAAAGATCTAAAAAAAATGTCCGTTGGTAGCAATTTACAAGAAATGGAAAACGTAGTAACCAAAGGCGCTTCACCTGCCGAACCAATGCAAAAATTGTCTGGAACAACTCCTGGTCAAACTGGTAGTTGGGAAGATTTAGGTGGACCAACTCCCGAAAATTATCGTCCTGATGATGATTCGGCAAAACTCAAAGATCCCTCATTAACTCTTGCTCAAGTAAAGAATGTTGTGAATGCCAAGGCATCTGCAGCAGATGCTATGAAGAGCGTAAAAGAAGAAACAGAAGAAGATGAATATGAGGAAGAAGAAGAAGAGGAAGATGAAAATCCTAAAAAGAAAAAAGTTAAAAAGAATATGAAGGAAGAATCAGAAGATGAATATGAAGATGAGGATGGAGAAGAAGAAGAAGAAGAAGATGGATTTGATGTTGAAGAAGATGTTCAGGCTCTTCTTGCCGGTGAGGAACTCTCAGAAGAGTTTCAAGAAAAGGCAAGAACAATCTTCGAGGCAGCAATTCGTTCAAAAATTGTTAGCATCAAAGAAGAACTTCAATATTCCTACGAGAAGGCACTCGTAGAACAAATTGAAACAATCAAAGAAGGTCTTGAAGATCGTCTTGATGCTTATTTAGAATATGTTGCCGACGAGTGGGTTGCTGAAAATGCACTCGTTATTGAGCAAGGTCTCAAGACCGAAATGACTGAATCATTCCTACAAGGAATGAAAGGTCTTTTTGAAGATCATTATGTATCAATCCCTGAAGAGAAATATGATGTAGTTGAGAGTATGGTAGATAAACTTGATGAAATGGAAGAAAAACTCAACGAGCAAATTGAAAGAAATGTTGCTCTAAACAGAAGACTAGCAGAGTCCGTTGCTGATGTAATTTTTGCAGATATCTCAGAAGGTCTTGCACTTTCTCAGAAGGATAAACTCTCTTCTCTTGCCGTAAATGTTGAGTTTGATGGTGAAGAAAACTATCGTGAGAAACTAGTAACCTTAAGGGAGTCTTATTTCCCACATAACGCTGGTGCTCAGAGAGATGACTCTGAAACTTTGACTGAAAGTACCGATGTTCAATCTCAACAACCACAAGTTGATGGGAGAATGGCATCATATCTTCAAACTTTAGGAAGAGTCGCCAAATAGTGATTTTTAAATCATAAACAATCAAACACAAAATTTAAAGAGGTAAAAACAATGCAAATGTTCAACACAGAATATTTGCAGGAGAAGTGGGCTCCAATTCTCGACTATTCGGGATTGGATCAAATCAAAGATTCTCATCGTAGATCTGTAACCGCTATCCTGCTAGAAAATCAAGAAAGAGAACTGCGCGAAGAGAGTGCTTTTCTTTACGAGACCCCAACAATGGGAACCGGATCTGGTGCCGGTGGTGCTGGATTTGGTGGTAGTGCTCAAGGTTTTAGTGCCGGTCCTACCGCAGGTTTCGACCCAGTTCTAATCTCCTTGATTAGACGTTCAATGCCCAATTTGATCGCCTATGATCTTTGTGGCGTTCAACCAATGAACGGTCCTACTGGACTTATCTTTGCAATGCGTTCACGCTATAACAATCAGAGTGGAACCGAAGCATTCTACAACGAATCTAATTCCGCATTCTCTGGTCAGGATGCAGGGTTTGATGTAACAACCGGATTTACCGGCGCTTCCGTTGGTATGGGTACAACTGCCCAAGGTTCAGGAACCAACCCATCAATCTTAGATGCAACTGCTGCTAATGAGCAGGCATATAACGTTGGTCAGGGTATGCGTACCGATAGTTCTGAAGCACTCGGAGATGCTGCAGGAAACAACTTTAATGAAATGGCATTCTCGATTGAGAAAGTCACCGTGACTGCAAAATCCAGAGCACTGAAAGCTGAATATTCATTAGAACTCGCTCAAGACCTCAAGGCAATTCACGGTCTGAATGCAGAAGCTGAACTTGCCAACATTCTCTCCACAGAGATTCTTGCCGAAATCAACCGCGAAGTTATTCGTACCGTTTATAAGATTGCCAAGCCAGGTGCTCAGGCAAACACTGCAACTGCCGGTACTTTTGACCTTGATGTTGATTCCAACGGTCGTTGGTCAGTTGAGAAGTTCAAGGGTCTTATCTTCCAAATCGAGCGCGATGCAAACGCAATCGCTCAACAAACTCGTAGAGGGAAGGGTAATATGATTCTTTGCTCCGCAGACGTTGCTTCGGCACTTGCGATGGCAGGAGTTCTAGATTACACCCCTGCACTGAATGCAAACTTGAATGTTGATGATACCGGCAATACTTTCGCCGGAGTTCTTCAAGGTAAGTATAAGGTTTATATCGATCCTTATTCTGCAAACGTGGCACCTAATCAGTTCTATGTTGTTGGTTATAAGGGTTCTTCTGCATATGATGCAGGACTCTTCTACTGCCCTTATGTTCCCCTCCAAATGGTTCGTGCCGTTGGTGAGAACACCTTCCAACCAAAAATTGGATTTAAGACTCGCTATGGAATGGTTGCCAATCCATTTGCCGAAGGTGCAACTCAAGGACAAGGAGCACTTACAACTAACTCTAATGTGTATTACAGAAGAGTTAAAGTTGCCAACCTTATGTGAGTCTTTCTCACATATTTTTCAGGGGAACCTTCGGGTTCCCTTTTTTTATACAAATAAATAAGAATAAAAAGATGAAGACTTTTAATCAATTTATACATGAGGCAAATAAATTAGGTGTAATTGTTTCTACAAGCTCATATGGACCAGGATTATATGGGAATCCAACAGCATCTGGGGAAACACTTACTCCATCTACCAGAGGAGTTGCACATAAAACTTTACCATTAGGAAGTAAAGTAAAAATTACAGATCCACAAACCAAAAAATCAGTAGAAACATCAGTAATTGATAGAGGACCATATCACGGAAATCGTGAATATGATTTGACTACAGGTACTACAAATGACATAGGATATAAAGATTATAAACAATTTGGCGTCAGAGATCTTGATGTCACACCAATTACAAATAAACCAAAAATAGAAAAACCAAAAGTAACAAAAAGTAAAGGATTAATGTCCGGAAGGTATTGATATGACTTGTTCATTTCCTGGCCAAATTGATAATCGAAATTTCCTATCTCCAGTAGGATTTAAATTTACTTTGGCAAAAAACTCAAAAGTTTCATTTTTTTGTAATTCGGCGAGAATACCAGAAATTACACTTTCTCTGAATACACAATCAACATATTTAAAAAATATTGATGTTCCTGGAGATAAACTTACCTATGGTGACTTATCTTTAAGATTCTTGGTAGATGAGAATTTAGAAAATTATATGGTAATTCATAACTGGTTGACTGGTCTTGGATTTCCAGAAACAACCCAACAATATGATGACTTAATCACAATTCCAAATGATCAAACACAACCTCAAGATCCATTAAGAGGATTTAGTGATGGAAGTCTCTATATTTTGAATAGTAATTATAATACAACTGCAATTGTAAAATTTAAAGATCTATTTCCAATGTCATTAACTTCTTTAGACTTTGATGCAACTCAAACAGATATTCAATATTTTACAGCAGATGTAAATTTCAAATATACTGTGTATAATATTCTAGGAACAGACGGACAACCTTTATGAATTTGGATGAAATTCAGGGAATGTGGGATCGAGATTCTATCATAGACCCTGATAATTTACACGATGAGTCTTTAAAAATTTCTCAACTTCATGCGAAATATTACACCATATACAATACAATAACTCTTCTTCGTGAAAAGGCAAGAGAGACCTATAATAAAGTTCGTTTAGAACGCTATAACTACTACACAGGGAAGGCACCAGCAGAGGTATATGCCGAAGAACCATTTATGTATAAGGTAAGAGAAAAGGATGCCATACAGAGGTATATGGATGCTGATGAGAGACTTTCTAAAATAGATTTAAAAATAAAATACTATGATATTACTCTTAAGTTTTTAGAAGAAATCATCAAGATGGTTTCAAATCGAAATTACTCCATTAAAAATAGTATTGACTGGCATAAGTTCACGGCAGGATATAACTAAATAAGAATAAACTATAAGTACAAATGAAGACATTTATAGAGTTTTTAAATGAAGCACTAAAAGGAAGAAAAAGTGGAGTTGCTTCTTCTAAAAAAGATGCTATAGAAAAAGGACTTAGATTTTTTACTGGTCCCGATGGTGAGGAAAGAGAAATACGAAATTATGAATCTAAAGTTAAACCTGGAGGAAATGTTAGAAGAGTATCTACGATGGATATTCAAAGAGCAAGATATACATCTAGAGGAAAGGATGTTACATCTCCAAATGTAGATTTAACAAAATTTGCAAAAAAGAAAAGAACAATTAATAATCGCGGAAAAGAAGCACATCACAATATGCCATTAGAAAGAACATCACATGTTTCTTCTATGAGTCCTGAAGAACAATCAAAATTCCATAATACTATGAATTCTGTTGGATCTTTTGTTGGAAATGATCGGAGAAATCTTATAGGTGTTACTCCAGAAGAACATAAAGATATACATAAAACTTATAAAGCAATGGACCAAAGTATAAAAAAGGCAGGTACAAAAACTGATTCGATTTTCGATAGATTAAAAAAATTAAAAAGATAAGAATATTATAATAATTTTTAAAATATAATAAAGGAATAAATGACTTTTTTTATTGGGATAAATACCTATAACTGATACATTATGAATGTCTCATTTGATAATTTCAAAAAAGAACGAAGTATATTTGATAATTGAAGCAGAACCTCATATTTACTACGAATTGAAAGACTCATTTCAATTTGAAGTTCCTAATGCAAAATTTTCACCATCTTATAAAAATAAATGGTGGGATGGAAAAATTTATTTGTTTAATGTAAATACAAGAGAAATATATGTTGGTCTTCTGGATAAAATAATTCAATATTGTAAAGATTATAATCATACTTATGAATTTAAAGATAATAAATTTTATGGTCTTCCTTTTGAAATAAATGAAAATATTTCTCCGGAAGGGGTTAAGGATTATGTCACATCAATTTCAAAACATACTCCAAGAGATTATCAAAATAAAGGAATTTATGAGGCACTTTATCATAATAGAAAAGTAATTGTTTCACCAACTGCTTCTGGAAAATCTTTAATGATATATTCTCTTGTCCGATATTATACGGAAAAGGAAAATAACATTTTAATTATTGTTCCGACAACATCTTTGGTTTCTCAACTTTATAAGGATTTTGTTGATTATGGTTGGAATGCAGAGGAACACTGCCATTTGATTTATTCCGGTAAAGAGAAAGAAGATACAAAAGAAGTTTATATTTCGACATGGCAGGCGATTTATAAGATGCAAAAAAAATACTTTGAGAAATTTAATTGTGTAATAGTTGATGAGTGTCATACGGCAAAGGCTAAGAGTATTGTTTCAATAATGTCTAAACTTTGTGATGCCAAGTATAGGTTTGGATTTACCGGAACACTTGATGGCATTGAAGTTAATAAATGGGTTTTAGAAGGTTTATTTGGACCATCATATAAAATTGTCAAAACTGATGAACTCATGCAAAAAGGACATCTTGCCAAATTGGATATTAAAGTATTATTACTTAAGCATTTACCTCAAAGATTTGAATTGTTTGAGGATGAAATTCAATATTTAATTAATCACCAAAAAAGAAATAATTTCATCAAAAATCTTGCACTTGATTTAAAAGGAAATACTTTAATTCTTTTTGCAAGAGTTGAAGGTCACGGACAACCTCTTTATGAACTCATAAATAGTAGTAAGACTGATGATCGCCAAGTATTCTTTGTTCATGGTGGTGTGAATACAGAAGAAAGAGAATTAGTTCGTGAAATTACAGAAAGAGAAAATAATGCAATTATTGTTGCATCTTATGGTACTTTCTCAACTGGAATTAATATTAAAAACTTACATAATGTAGTCTTTGCATCTCCGAGTAAATCTAGAATAAGAAATCTTCAATCAATTGGAAGAGTCTTAAGAAAAGGTGATAATAAAATAAAGGCAACACTATATGATATTGCCGATGATATTAGTTACAAATCAAGAAAAAATTACACCTTAAATCATTTAGTCGAAAGAATTAAAATATATTCAGAAGAAAACTTTAATTATGACATTATAAACATACCGCTAAAAAACTAATGGGAGATGAATTTTACTGTATTTTAAAATTAGTATCAGGTGAAGAAATTCTATCATTAATTATGATAGATGAAAATAATGATGACCCAATTATTATTTTACAAAATCCGGTGATTATGAAACCATCGATGTCTTCTACTGGGCATTATTATGTCAAAATAAATCCTTGGATGGAAATGTCAAATGATGATATATTTTTTATTAAATTTGACAAGGTTATAACAATGACTGAAACAAAAGAAAGTAGATTAATTCAGTTATATGAGTATTATATTAATAATTCAAATGAAGAAGTATATAAGTCATATGGAGAAGTAAATCCCTCATCCGTAAAAGGTTATGTTACTTCTGTAAAGGAAGCAAGAAAGAATTTGGAAAATCTCTTTAAGGATTGCAAAGAACTCTAATACTAATCCTTCAAAAGCAACAAACCTATTCTATATAGATTTTGAAGACTTGTCAAGCCCTATAAAGATATGTTATAATAAACACAACTTACACAAGAAGTCCGATGCTATGCCAAAAAAGAAATCAGAACATTATGTAAATAATAAAGAGCTATTGGAAGCTCTTATTGTTTATAAATCTAAAGTCGCAAAGGCATCTGAAATATACTTTGAGAAGTATGATAAGTATCCACCCAAGTCTGGTGCATGGGAAGGAAAACCCAGAATTCCAAATTATCTTGGCGAATGTTTTTTAAAAATTGCCACACACCTTTCATATAAACCAAATTTTGTGAATTATATGTTTAGAGAGGATATGTGCTCTGATGGAATTGAAAATTGTGTTCAGTACATTCATAATTTTGATCCAGAAAGATCTCAAAATCCATTTGCCTATT